TCAGGAGCGGGCGACGTTTGCTGTTGAGGAGGCGATTTATTCGGTGGCTGATGCTGAGATGAATTTGCGTAAGGTTCGTCAAGACCCTGAGTCTTCTCCGATGGATGTTCGTCGAGCAGAGTTAGCGTTGGCTGAGGCGAAGTTGAGTGTGTCTGATGCGACTGATTCTCAGATTGCTTCTACGGTTGAGTTGAATGATAAGCAGACTTTGTTGAATGAAACTGTGTTTGGTGCGACGATTGGTTCGTTGATTTATGATGATGCTTTGCAGTCTGTGAATGATGCGAAGGAACGCCAGTTTGCTGCTGCTGAGGCGTTGGCTGATGCGATTGATAAGGAGCGTGAGGCACAACAGAAGTTGAATGAAACGATTCAGGCCACGATTGATTTGATGGCTAAGTATCCGAAGGTTTTGGGTGGTATGCCTAATCCGATGGGTGGGGTTGCTGGTCAGCCTGCTGCTACAACTACTGCGTTCAACACTAGGTCTGGTGACACGTATGCGATCAATATCAATGCTGCGATAGCGGATGCTGGTGTACCTGATTTGGTGGTTAAGGCGTTGCAGACGTATAACAAGACGGTTGGCAAAATCCCAGTAAGTGTCAGGTAGTTATGGCTGTTGTTGTCCCTAACTGCGGAACTTATATGGTGGAAATGGATTACGGTGCAACGACGAATGCGTTTCGTCTAGATGATGCTATTGCTGGTGTTGTTGGTTCTACTACATATGTTTTGGGTGGAACTCCGTTGTATGTGGATGTGACCTCATATGTTAAATCTGTGTCTATTAATCGTGGTCGCCAGAACAGGTATCGTGACGCGACTGGTCAGCCAGGGTCAGCAACGATTGTGTTGGAGGATCGTGACTGGTATTTTTCGCTGGTCAATACCGCATCCCCTTATTACAACTCGACACAAGGACGGCTTGGGTTTGAGTTGAATACGAACGTGCGGATCAGTCGTAACGGAACATATCTATTTACTGGGATCATTAGTGGATATAACCAGTCAATTGAGAAACCAAACCGTTCATTAGTGACGGTTACCTGTTCAGACAAATTGTTCAGTTTGAATAACATTAAAACTCCAGCGTTTACTCCAACGGTTCAATATGCTGGAGCAAGAATTAATACCGTTTTGACTAATGCCGGATTATTTACTGGAACAACTGATCGAGATATTGATACTGGTATAGCAAAACTTGGTACAGCACCAGTTGACGAATCGGCATCAATTCTTGAATATTTGCAACGAATCAACAACTCCGAACAAGGACGCTTTTTTATCGAAGCTGGTGGACAGTTCGCTTTTGATCAACGGCTCACAGGACAATACCAAGCCATTGAAGCTGTACTTGCTGATACTGGTGGTACCGCTATCCCATTCACCGAATTTGACATTGTGAGCAACTGACATGCCTGGAGCGTTATATTCATACAGCGTTAAAGAATTAGGTGGAGCAGGAAACCTTGCTGACTCTGTAGCAGCACCATCAGTTCAACGACCTAACGAGTTCACCCCAACCAACCCATCAGTAGTTAATACTGTCAACGTCGCTATCGCCCCAGCAGCACCAACAACCTCAGCACTTAACACCACCATCCAATACGCCCAAGCCATCGCAGCTGATTCGGTAGCAAACTTCGGAACCCAATCCACCCCAGTCGTAGTCACCCTTTTAGAGACACTTGATGACGCTGGAGATTTAGCCTCATATCTGATTCAACCGGTACCAAAGTTTTGGTTTGGCAACATTCGGATTGTGATGAATGGGTTGACTGACGCGCAACGAACCACGATTACGAACTTGGATATTGGTTCACAGATATCGGTAACCAAAACCTTTCCTAAGTCCACCCCGTCAACGGTGACACAGCTGATGGCGTTGGAGGGGATTAGTCATGAGATCACCCCAGACCGCCACATCGTCACCTTGTATACGAACCCTGCGCGTATCTACACATACTTTATTTTGGGTACCGATGTGTTGGATAATGATGCTAAGGGTTTGGGCTAGAGTAGAGGCACTATGGCGATTCAGACGTTTACTACTGGTCAGACGCTCACCGCAGCTCAAATGACCTCATTGCAAGGCAATGATTACAACTGGACTGTGAACGCTCAGACGGCTTCTTACGTGCTTGTTGCGAGTGATGCGGGCAAACATGTCACGATGACTAATGCGAGCGCCACCACAATTACTGTTAACACTTCTTTGTTTACTGCTGGAGATTTTTTAAGGATCACTAACCTTGGTGCTGGTACTTGCACTATTACAGCCGGAACAGCAACGGTAGCAACTGCAGGAACGCTTGCGCTTGCACAATATGCTTCAGGTGTTTTGTGGTTTCAAGCTGCTGGTGTCGCATACTTTTTCCCAGATCAAGTTTCAGGAACTTCTGGTCTTGTCCGCGTAACAGCGACAACAGCGTTCACTACACAGACAACCGTAAGCATGGCTGCAAGCACTTTTACTAGCACTTACAACAACTACATTGTGATGCTTAACGTCAACTCAACCGGATCTGCAGCTGCGGCGACATCTTTCCGTGTCAACAACGCAGGAAGCCCTCGAGCAGTAAGCGGTTACTATGGTGGCGCTGCCGGTTACAACTCAAACGGTGCAACATCAGGTTCGGCCTCAAGTAACGCATCGGCTTTCCGAGTTGGAGATATGTCAACTTCAACGGTTCAAGCATTCCAAATAAACGTTTACAATCCTGCAAGTGCGACAATAAAAACATCTATGAGCGTTAACGGCTTCACATACAGCGACACGGTTGTCTACGCCCAAGCATTATCTGGCGGTTGCATTTACTTTACAGCTGAAGCAAACGACGGTTTAACTTTCACTTTTGCCAATACCTGTTCCGGAACCTACGCCGTTTATGGAGTACTCAACTAATGACTAAACCAACCATCCAAATAGGTCACGAAGTACGCGAAATGACCGACGAAGAATATCAACAACACATAAAAGACCAATCAGATTATGCTGATTTTGTTTCTGAAGAAGAAGACAAAAAAACCTTAAAAGAGAAAACACTTAAAAAACTTGGTATTTCTGCCGAAGAATTTACTGCATTACTTTCGTAGTCGCTGGCTGATTGTTTCCCCTGCACTTTTAGTTTCGCTATTTAGTTTTGTTCCTCGGGCTGAGGCCTTCCAGGTTGGGTTGAATGCGGTTGGTTATACCGTCACCGAGATTCCACCTATGAAATCTGATACTGCTTATGTTGAGTGTGGTCGTGATGTTGTGCCGTTTATCAACGTGACGTTTGATTATGAGCAGAACTTGTTTGGTGATTGTGGTTGGGATTCGTTCATGGTTCATTACACCGGATACCTGCAGATTCCTGAGCATCAGACTTTGCAGATGTGGGTTGCGTCCGATGATGGTGGGACAGTCAAGATTGGCTTAGATGAGTTTGGTGTTTGGCAGGATCAGGGGTGCAGCGCGACTGAGTTTGATTTGAGTGCAACACCTGCTGATTCTTATCCGTTGGATGCCTGGTTCTATGAGAACGGTGGCGGGACGTGCTTCATGTTGGCATGGAACATTGATGACACAGGTTGGACGATTGTGCCACCTGAAGCGTTTACGAGTGAGCCTCCTACGACATCAACACAACAAGTATCAACAACAGTCCCATCGACCACGATCCCAGAGTCCACCACATCTAGCGTCCTGCCAAGTACAACGGCAGAACCACAAACAACATCAACAGTCCCGCAAACATCTTCATCTACTACCAGCTCCTCAACGACGACTTCATCTACGACCACGACCTCGACTGTTCCTGTGACTTTGTATATCCCAACAACATCAACCGAACTACCAACAACGACAACAGAACCGATACCGGTGCCTCAGTCAACCACAACCACGACAACTGCAGAAGTGACCACAACGACTGAAAATGTGACCACAACAACATCGGAACAGCCTATCCTCACAACCATCCCAGAGAACCCCACCACAAGCGTCCTAAGCCCCTCTGATGAGGCTAAACCTGCACTCAGCAACCAAGAGCTAGTAGCCGTCTTGGACGCGCTGGGAACGGCTGACAAGGCTGAGGTGCAGGCGTTAGTTGAACAGGTGTTGGCAAAGGATTTGGATACCAGCCAGGCAGCGTCACTTGTCTCCAGCCCTACGGTTCTTGCCTCGGTTACGAGTGAGCAGGCGGTGGCTTTGTTTGAGGAGATTGCGCCGGAGGAGTTGAGTTCGGCTGAGGCTGAGGCTGTGGTTGCTGCGGTGCAGGATGCACCTACTTCGGTGCGTAAAGCGTTCGAGGCTGTGTTGAATTTGTTTCAAGGTTTCGCTGATAACTATGTGATGACAGATCAGCAGGTACCTATCAAGACTCGTCGTGCGTTGATCGCGCTATCTGCTGTATTCTTGACCGTAGCCCCTGCACCTAGTCGAAGGAATAAGTGATGAAGTTTTGGGGTGAGTTCCATGCGTTGATTTGGACTATCGCTGCATCTGTCACAACAATCTTGACGCTATCTGGTGGGCTTCAAAAGATCGTGATCTGGCTCACCATTGCAGCTCTCGTTCTTCACTTCATCGGCGCGTTAAAGAAAGAAGACACAGAATGAAAAAGGTTCAAGACATCGCAGGACGAATCGTCGCAGTATTCCTATCGTCAGCCCTAGCTATCGTTGGTGGTTCGGCTGTTATCGCGCCAGACCTGCCTATCTACAAGAGTGCGATCCTTGCCGGTTTCGCAGCTTGTGCAACCGTGATTCAGAAGCTCGCGCAATCTAGCCTTGACGGTCAGTTGACTGTTGCTGAAATCAACGAAGCCTTCGGTGCGAAACCTAAAGCATGAAACCAAACTGGCCTGTTCGGGACATCCAATGGTGCGAGCATCTCAAAGGTAAGAAACCTTCACAGATAACACCTGACATGGTGGTTGCTGTGTCTGCTGGTGGCAAGTTGGAGAAGTGTGCTGCTGCTGCATTCGAGGAGATGGCTACCGCAGCGAAGGCTGACGGCATCATCCTGAAAAGCACGTCATCCGGTGACACTTTGCGTTCGATAGCTCAGCAGACCGCAGGATTCTTGCAGCGATACCAGAAGGCACCGATTGCTGGAGCCTCAACAAAGCATTGGAATAACGAGACTTGGTATCTGAAGCCAGGGATGGCAATGCTTGCCACCCCTTACGATGACCCAGCGAACGCGAAGGCTAGAGGCTCACGCCACCTATACGGTATTGCGATTGACATTGCTGGTACGAACGGCAACAGCCCAATCCTAAAGTGGTTACTCGCTAACGAAGTGCGGTTCGGTTTCAGCCATGAGGTACTTGGGGACGCAAACGGTAAGGGCAGCGAGAGCTGGCATATTCGGTATACCGGCGTAAGGGCTTGATGTGGATTGGGGCATCGTTATCGCCAGCCTGGTCACCGCTGTTGGTGGAATCATTACTACGATTC